CTTGCCCATGGTTATCCCGCCATCTGCCGCCATTAATTTTGGGAACATAGCTGAAGCTATAGCTCCCCCGCCAGAGCCTCCACCTCCGCCTTTTGAAACTGACGGACCCCCTCCAGCAGGTGGACCTCCCGTCACCCCTGCCATCATTGCCATCTCTGCTGCTGCCATCAGTGCAGCCGCGGCCACTTCAATTTGAATTGAGCCCGCGGTCATTGCTGTACCTAAAGTAACGGCCGCTCCACCCAGAGAGGCTGCTGCGGCTGTCAATGCGGCAGCATCACTGGCTGGATTTCTACCAGCGTCTTTGCCGTCTGGAGCAACTGCCCCCTTAACATCTTCAACCTTTGGCGCTGTTACTGAAGTCATTATATCTCGCATACCCCCTGTAATTTGCTTGAATACTGTAACCTCTAAGGCCATGGATGCCAGGTTTTTTATAAACTTTTTGGCAAAATCATCCATGCTTTTGCCGACGCCATTCTCCATCATATCTACAAAAGAGGATTTAAGGTCCCCGAAAGTAGTTGAAACAAGGTCGCGCAGCCCTGTGGTTACATTAGCTGTTGCATTGTATGCAGCATCCATCCCTGCTGTAATCCCAACTCCAACCTTTTGCCAAGCATCCAAAGTTTCATAGCTGGCCACACTTGTCTCTATCATTTTAGTTTTAAACGTATCCATCGCCATACCGTTTTTTTCAAAGTCCTGGCGTATGGCCGCTTGTTGTTGTGACCTGTTGTCCTTCTGTTTTTCCAAATTAGCGGGTTTTGCTTTTTCTAGAGTCTTGCTGTCATAACCCACTGCACTTACTGTTGCAAAACTTAGATTCTTGGCCACATCTGCAACAAATTTTGGCGCATTAAATGTGAACAAGTCTGTTATATCGACCTTATTAAATTTAAGCATATCCCCTTGTATCTTCTGAGCGTCTACAGCTTTCAGCACATCCTTGTTAACATTGTTGGTTTCAACTTTTAAATTTACCTTAAGCTTCTTATTTACTTCTGCAGGTTTCCCTGCCTTTTCCTTAATCACCTCCTCTGCTTTTTTAAGGTCGTCTAAATTAGTAGTTGGGGACTTAACGTCTCTCTCACCTAGTTGAGGTCTCATCCCCTGCTCTACTGGGGTGACTGGCACATTTAAAGGCATCTTAAACCCTGCCTGCTCCAATAATGTAGGAGGTAAGTCTTCCTTTTTAACTTTAGGGTATTTGAATTCTAAAGCTAACTCGATATCTTGAGGCGTTGTCTTGCTTTTCTTGAGCATATCAGCAATCATCTTGCTGGCACCTTGAATTTGGTCCTCCATATTTTGCTTTTTGATATCTGTCTCTATTTTTGGTTTCCATTTAATAATAGGCCCGTCTTTCTCTAAATCTTTCTTCATTCTATTTTTTACAGTAGGAGACAGCTCTGGGAAAGATAGTTCTGTCATGTCTGTAATTTTTTTCTTTTCCTCTTTTTTTGACTGAATAGCGCGTGTCGGTGATTTGGCACCCGGGGCCTCCAGTATTGGAACATTGATATCCCCCATATTCTTAATGAATATTTTTTTATCCCCTTCCATTTTAGAGTAAACATCTTGAAGCATAAGGGGGACTGTTGAAATATCTTTTGGAGCATCCAAGATAGGGACTTTAATATCATCCATATTTTTTACAAATATCTTCTTATCCCCTTCCGCTTCAGAGTATATCTCTACCATTTTTCCTGTAGTAGTTGCGCCTTCCTTAGGTGCGTCCATAATTGGGACATTTATTTGCCCCATATTATTTACAAAAACTTTTTTACTGGCCTCTATCTTAGAGTATTCTGATTTTACTTTTGGAGAGATGTTTCCTTCCTTGGGCGCGTCCAGTATTGGAACTTTGATTTGTTCCATGTTCTTAATGAAAATTTTCTTATTGTCTTCTTGCTTCTTGTACTCAGTAGTTACTTTACCTGTTGCGTCAGAAATAGCTGGGGCGTCTAATATTGGAACTTTGATTTGTTCCATGTTCTTAATGAAAATTTTCTTATTGTCTTCTTGCTTCTTGTACTCAGTAGTTACTTTACCTGTTGAGTCAGAAATAGCTGGGGCGTCTAATATTGGAACTTTAATTTGGTCCATGTTTTTAAGGAAAAGCTTTTTATCTGCTACCTCTTTCTGATACTTAACTGTGTAGGGACTTAGGGGGTCATCAGGAGCATCTAATATTTGAACTTTAATTTGGTCCATGTTTTTTATAAATATTTTCTTTTGTTTTTCTTGCTCTTTGTACCCAGTAGGTCCTCTGTTTATTGCATCAAGCTCTGCCATTGCATCATCAGGAAGTCTTTTTTGTGGTGGCGGCAACTTCGGCTTTGATGCCTCTTGCTTCATTATCTTGTCCTTGTCGGACTTCATTTTGGCCATATCTACATTGGCCATCTTCCCTTTTTCCGCTTGCTTCTTTAATTGAATATCCTCTTTCTCAAACGCAGCTTTCTCTGCGATTCGTTTGCTACTCCAAGCCTTCACCATTCTATCTTTAAGCTTATCTATCTCTGATGCTGGTTTTCTACTCTCCTCCAGAGTCTTCCCGACCCCCCTGCCAACGTCTACAACATCGCGACGGCTTGGACCTTTATCTATATTGTCATCATACCTTAAAGGTCTTCGGGGAGATTTTCTGGGGATAGACATTTTCTCCAACTCTTTATCGTATTTTTTCTTTTCCTCAACATCTTTCTTTAAAACCTCAGTGTACATCCCTGACTTCTGGTCTACTTTCCCATAAGCCCCTGCTTTTTTTTGCTTTGAATAATAGGTGTCTAACTCATCCCCTGTACCTAAAACTCTTTTTCTCTGCTCGGCCACCTCTGATAGCACGGCCATTTGCTCTGCATAATATTTCACATAGCCTGCTCGCATATTTTTTCTGGCAGCGAGGAATTTTTGTGCCCTTTTTTGCTCGTCAAATATCTCTTCAACGCTGGTCGCATCGCTCTCCATGGTAATTTTAATCATGTAGTCGTTGTCTGATAAGCTTTGCAACTTGGTTTGAAGGCCAGCAACCTCTCTCGCATAGCCCTGTATATCCCCACTGTCTAATTTTCTAGCTGCATAAGCCCTTTGAAATTCCAAAAACTTCTGTGCTGCTCCGTTTAATCCCTGGGTGTACTCTATCCAATTTTTTGTCCCATCAGCTAACTGACGGGCCAAATCTACTTCAGTCTCTGCGTACGCTTTTGAGGCCTCATCTAAGCCAAGTATTGCCCTAGTTCCCACGTGAATGCTTTGAGTCATAGTCTCTTGGGCATCTAGTCTGGCCTGTCTGGCCCTTAGAGGTATCTCATTTTTTTGCATTATTCCTTGTCTAACTGCGTGTTCCCCTCCAGTCATCTCACCTGTCCGCCATTTACGAGTCAGGGCTTCTTTCTCAGCTTGTGCAGCATAGAAATCCCTTGTGTATGAGTGGCGCAACCCTTGAATGGCCGCTTGAGACCTGTCCCTGTACTCTTTGGTCCCCTTCTCCAAGTTAGATACTGCGCCTTTCATATTGTATTCAAAAGGCATAGGGACTAGCGCTGTGACAATTCCAGTATCGGCCTGAAAAGCTTTTTTATACAAGTCCTTAGTAGATATCGGATTGGCCGTTATTCCCTTCTCAAACTCTTTCTGATTTTGAACCCAACTTTCCTCCCATAACTTAACCATGGTCTTTTGTTCTTTAGGTAGCGAAAAATAAAACTCGTCTGTTGCGTTTGCCGCTATATCCGCCCCTAAGGATTTTATGTCCTTACCTATCTTGGGCTTATCTTTATCATTTGCAGTCTTGTAACTCTCTACTGCAGAGTTATACGCATTCATTTTTTGCAGCAAATTGTCCGTCTCCGTTGCCAGCTTATTTGTCATAGTCCCGTTTTGGGCGCTGCTGGCCATATACATGTCTTGCGCATAGATTACATCAGAGAATGTTGCTTCGTATTTCTTCCAAGCCTCACTGTATGCCTCTACATTCATTACCCCCAAATTCACAGCATCATTCATGTTATCTAGCTCAGTTGAGCCTAACATTTTTCTTGATATCTGGGTGGCAGGAGCCAGTACCTGCCCCTGCTCGGGTTTAGGTACTGGCATATTCAACCCTTCCTGCATTTTTTTTGCATCATCTACGAAACCTTGGTAAGCAGCTCCACCATCAGCGAGTCTTGCTTTAAAATTTTTTACACCTTCTGCGTCCAGTAATTGCAAAGGATTTTTTAACATTTCCTCGTACTGTTTTTTCATGGAGGCATTAGCAGCATTTACCATATCTGTTACTTTCTTATAGTTGGCCGGGTTTGTGGTTCCCGCTTCACCTGGAGCGTCTTGCAAACCTATTTCCCCCCCAATCGGACCCTCCTTAATAGGTCTCCCTGTCCCCATCCCTCTGGTGTAAGCAGACATATTACCTCTTGCCTTCTGCAATCCTGACATCTGAAGGGCCAAGGCCGCAGTAATCCCCCCTTTCATTTCTGCAATTTGGTCTTTACTCCAGCCAGATTTCTTGGCCATCTCCTCAGATGCTGACTGTATTCTATCCACCATTTTTTGAGCTTGAGGGGATACCGCATACTCAACAGGAGGTAGGGATATATCTATGGACGCCTGTAAACTGGTTTGAAATAATAATTTCTTATCATCCAAGGCTGCTTGGGTCTTTGCCAAACTCAATTTATCTAATTCCTGGGCTAGACTTCCATCTATGTCTCCAGGTTTAGATGCTACCCAGTCTTCAAAACTGTTCCAAGGACCATTGAAATTCTTTCTCCACCTATCCTGCACAGCTGCTGAAGGGGGCTTTACTATGGCTCCTAGCGCAGTGGAAGTTTTATTAGATGTATCTCGGAAGGTTTGGTCTATCTCATCATTGATGTCATTGCCAAACTCATCCAAAGTTCGCAATGCACCGCTTTTAGCACCAGTTATATCTAAAGTGTCTTTTAAATAGAAAGGTCGGTAAATTGTAATTGGCTCTTTTACCTTCTCAGTCATCTGTAATATCTTTTTCTGTACTGGTGAAATATCTACCTTTTTAGGCACTATCCTCATCTTAGAAATATCAATAACCATTGAGTCTTTCATTGAAAGATTTTTGATTAGTTTTTTCTTGTTTAAAAGTTCATCCAACTGGTCTAAAACTATTTTCAGATTTGGACTTTCCACTCCTGTTATTTTTTGGTCTAGTTTCAATGACGCTAGGGTAGATTCCAGCTCGGATATTTGATTGTTTATTTCAGTCAATTGCAGCTTAGGTTCAATGTAATATGTTTTCCCAAACTCATCTGTGACTAGCCTGCCTATTTTGTCTATTTCTGTGCTGTCTACTTTGGGTTTTATTATTATGTTATCTTTGGTTTCATAATCTTGTAGAATCTCTTTTTTCCTGTCCTCTATTGATTGAAAAATGGCGCGTGTCCTTCGGGCCTGTAAATCTAAAGCCGCTGTGAAATCACTATCCACAAAAACAACCTTCATATTACCTACGTCATCCTCTATTTTCTTTATCTGTTCGTCTAACTTAGGTTTATTAAGCACTGCGTTTATACCTACATTCTTGGTCTTAAACTCTCGGGTTGCTTGTGCTTTAAGTTCGAAAGCTTTCTGCTCTTTTATTGCATTGATGGCCCTCTGTGCCGCGGTCTCTGCTGTTTTAAAATACTCTATAGTTCCAGATACACTGGCCTTCAGGGCTTCATTTATCGCTTTCTGCGCATACTTCCAAGGCTGTTCTATTCTCTTCTCTAGTACATCTCCAAATTCTTCCAACTTGGTAATAGGAAAATCAAAGTCAATAAATATTTTTCTTCCTTGTCCTGTAGCGTAAAGTAAGTCATAGTACTGCTGTAACTTCTCTAAATTATCAGCAGTATCTCTTACAGAACTTTTTGAATCATCAAGACTGTTAACAAGTTTTTTTATGCCATAGTAGGCACCTACTGCGGCTATTCCAATGCCTACCAAGATTGCAGCAATCTGCCCCCCCGGTAAGGCCACAAAAGCAAAACCTAGCTTAACTACCGCCAGTGTTAGCCCATCTAAAAAGCCGGATATCAAGCTACCTGCTATAGATATAGTGGAAATAAACCCCTTCAAATACCCTGCTGCAGTGGCAAATAGTGTAAACATTTGCTTGAGAATAAAAACAGACCCCGCTGCCGCAGTAAGTGCGGCAAAAGCTGAACCCAAGGTAAAGAGGAGAGGCATAAACTTGACAATGCCATCTGCTAGTAAATTAAATGCTTCTCTAAGCATAGTTATATTTACAGCGGCATTTGCGGCTTCCTTAAAAGCATTTGACATTTTTACGCCTGCTTCTGAAAATGTCACGCCCATCTTTGTAGATTGCTCTGCCCATTTTTCTTCATTTGCAAGAAGTCCCTGACTAATCATATCTGCAGTTATTCGACCCTGTGCTCCGAAGTTTTTTAATTCCCCTGTTGTTATAGACATAGACCTGGCCATCGCTCTGGCCAGCTCTGGAGCGTTTTCCATTACAGAGCGTAATTCATCGCCACCTAGACGGTTAGCTGCATAGGCTTGACTCAATTGTAAAAGCACTGACCTTTGTTCCGAACCTGCAACAGCGGACACACGGGTAGCTAGGGCCAAGCTTCTAACAACTCTTTGGGTTTGCTCTGCGGATTTTCCGTTGTCCACCATGGCTGACCTAAATCTTTGAAAGGTTGTAGCTGCGGTGTCTATATCTAAATATGTTTCCGACATTACTTCTTTCAAGGCTTTTTGATTGGAAATATATTCTTGAGTGGTGGCAGATACCATCTCCAATTTCTTATTGGCCCTGTACACCTCATCGGCCATGGTTGCAATCTCTTTAAAGGATGCACCCACCCCAACAAAAGATAACCCACCTATCAGTGTAGCCATTGTCCCAGATAATTGGCCTACGGATTGAGTCGCGGCCCTTATCTGGTTACTGAAACCTCCACCAAAAGTGCCCGCAATAAAATTTTGTGTTTGTTTTGCTGTGTTGCCCACTGACTGTAGAGCAACCTGCATTTGCCTGGAGGAGCTGGCCACCTTGCCCATGCCGACCGACACGCCTTGGCCTATATTCCCTAGTGATTGTTGTGTAGCACTACTGGTACTTTGAATACCTTTGAGCAAATTCTTTATTTGCCCCATGTCCTTGGCCAATTGGCTAGGGTCAACTCTAAGCTCTGCAACTATCGTACGTCTATTTTCTGTTGTGGCCATGTCGCACCTCTCAAAAACATTTTAGCAGAGATTACAGGCCTTTCCCGTTCTTTTTATCTTTTTCTTTATCTTTCTCGGATTGCTGTTTAACATACAAAATATCCATGGACCTAATAACTTCGCAAAAGAACTCTCCAAGCCCAAACCTATCTGCATAAGTATAAATAGCCGTAACTGGGATATAGCTAATCCCAAACCCAGAACTTCTGCATGTGCTCAATTCAAAATAACACTCAAGATAAAACTGGAAATGCCCTAATGCGGGAGGAATTAAATCCTCTCCCAAGGTGCCTCTCTCCCACAACATTTGATAGAACTTTTCCTTGCCCTCCCACTTTTGATATATGGTAAGGGCGTCAATTAGTTTTTTGCTAACTCTCCAGTCTCATCGCGGTAGTTAGAGAGTTTTTGAGCTTCACCCCATAAGTAATTGTACAAGTCTGGAAGTTCTTCCATTAAGGCCATAGCGGAGTCCACATTGTATGGGACATCTACTGCCTCTTTATTTTTAACCCCAATCCAACCGATAAGGCAGGTGCGGCAGAAAACTTCAATCATAATTTTTTTAGAGACAGACTCAGAGAGTGTTCCTAAATCCAGTTGTCTCCGATACGGCGCCAGTAGTTTAGTCAATAACTCATTGTATCTTTTATTGTCTCCACCAGCTCTGGCAACAGTGAAAGATATCTTAGGGTCGTTACCCACTATAATCTCAGTCCCTGTCTTTTCTTTTTGAACATCTGCTCCAAACATTTGATATAAATCTTGCATAGAAAAAAACCTCCATAATATTTGTTTTATTATGGAGGTTTATTAAACACTATGTCAAAGATTTATATTCAGTGCGTAAAATCTTATCCTGTAGGCTTTAACCAGTATAGGAACATTGAGTTTTTCAACTCCACAATGGAGGTTACTTTGGCCGAACCTGAGATAGCTAGTTCAACAATAGCATCCTTACCTGTGGCATTCGGGTCATCAAAACTTAATTGTACTTCAGGTACATTTACGGCTAATCCACCATCTTGATTCAAGGCGTAATATAGAATCTGAATCGGGGTTGACTTGATTTTCTTCTCAATGTAATCCCAGTTACTATCTTCCAAATAAGCTGTCATATCTACCTTGATAGCTGCAGACCCTTGAGTGTATTTTTCTGGAGCAATTGACCCAATACAGTTTTGTGCTTGTGAGTTGTTATTCAACTCAATTGCCAGTGACTGTATACAATATGAGGTAGGTGCGTCATCAACGATTACTAGCCCCACATCCACAGATGCGTTCAATGCAATCTGTGTTTCAGGAGCAGTTAACAAGTTTGCTACAGTGTCTGCAGGAGCTTCTGGAGCCAGAGGAGTGACGTGGTCATTGGCCACGTAGTTAAAGGTCCCTTTAGCTATTTCCCCGTAAGCAAAATTTAGAGACATTGTGTCAACTAATCCGCCTCGGTAGATTATCGACTTGTTAGTCAAGTCCATAAATCTCTTCTCTAGGGTGTAGGAAATGTCTAGTGTCCCTACACTGGACATTAGAGGTACAGAAAGTATGGCAGATTTACCGCCTTCATCGACCATATCTTTAGCATACCCGATTATAGATGTACCGGTCACAGTCCCTACAGTGTCTGCACCTACAAGGTGTGGTGTTCTTGGGATGTAAATACATTTCTTGTTTTTATTGCTAAGTTTTGTAGGTGTTGTTACCCCAGTATTTATAAGTTGTATAATGTGCCCCTTGACTCTGTTTCTCCCAGCAGCAGCAAAGGCGGCAGCAATGTTTGTAAACGTCCCACCTGAGAGCTTCACGTATGCTGGGTCTACCCCTGATTTTGGAACGAAATCTATTACTAGATTAGCTGTTGCTGTGTCCTCAATAACTGGGGCCCATTCACCTGCGGCTCCAAGCCAACCATTGTCTGCGTTACTGTTATCGTATTTCATACCTGCTAAGAGCATGTCTTTAAAACATTCAGACCCCGCCACTTCAAATTCCACTGCACCTTTCACTTCTAGACCAGTGGTGATTTGCCCTGCACTTTGGCGGTCTGTACGCGCCTCAGCAGACTCTGTGGTGGTAGGTGTTCCTGAAAGACTTTCGGAGGTTTTTCTTAACTCATGCCACTTTGTACCGCCCGCTAGTGGGGTTGGTGTGACGCCATAAGAGGTTTCCTTAATATAAACGACACGGACGCGGTTAGAGCTTGACATGGTGTATCTCCTATAAATAATGGACTAAGTAGTATTTAATCCATTATCCTTCAGCAAAAAAAACTACACAACTATTTTTTCTATACTGTGTCAAAATCCATATAATATTCAGTGTATATCGCGAAACCATGCCAGTTACCATCAAACTCAATTGCCTCACCCCACATATCTGTTGGTGGGTCAACTGACTCAATTACTATGTTTCCACCTATTCGCATACCTCGAAACAAATCACGAATGCTTTCGCAAGCATTAATTGCACCATCCGAGGATTGTCCGACGGCGTGTGCTACGTGAAATATAATTGTACCGTTCTCTCTAAAACACTTGCCCCCAACCCCTGCATAAGTTTCTTCACTATGTAGGAACTGAACCCCTACCCACATATTCAAGTTAGCTAGGTTTAGATTTGTTTTATCTAAAAAATTAGATAAATCGTAAACTGGGGTGGCTGTCCAGTTATTAGTCAAATAAGTCAAAATTGTATTTCTTACATACCGGGATGACATGCCTTACCTCTAAGTAATTATTCCTTGATTCTTGACCAACTTCCTTGCCTCGGACACTGCTAGACCTTTTCTTGATTTCTCGGCACCAGCAAACCCTCTAAAGACAAAACGTATCGCTGGATATCTTCCATCTTTTAAAGTTGTGTCTATCCCATACAGACTAGCAGGTAAGGCTATATATTGTTTTCTAATTAATACTTGTCTGCTTTTTATATAGTTAGAGTATCTAGACCTAACACGCTTGGACAATACTCGAAAAACCCCGTTTGGTGCTTTCATAGAGTATGGCCCTGGGACTGCGGTAGCTTGTCCCTTTCTTGCCACTTTTAACATCTTCTGCCGCATAGGCTGGCGCAACTCTTCTACTTTCCGTATATACGGTGCCCTATTAACTAGGTATACTGTTTCATTATACGCCCAAGTACCCTTAGTTGGGGGGGAGCCTAATACTTGCATTCCCTCAGATAGCCAAACAAAGCTCCTAGATAACTGCCCTGTATATTTAGGGGATAAGCTGTTGGCCATAGAGTTTGCTGTTGTCAGTATCTCGTTAAAGAACTTAACATCTTGCTCCCCACCTAAGGCATCCTCGCCAAAGTCAGTCTCTAACCACCGTATCTGCTGTCCAAGTCTAGCGGAGTATACAGATGTGGCCACATTTGAGCCAACCATTAGTATAGGTCGCTTAAGCCAACCCTCTCTTCTGACCTCATTAAATATACTTATTGCTGCACTGTTTTGGAGGTACGCAGGGTCATCTGTTAAATATGAAAAATTCTGAAGCAAAACTGTGGGCAATTTCTCCAAAGAGGTGCGTATACCTCCTCCGAGCTTTTTGCTTTTAATTGCTTCGGACATGTACTCTTTGCCGAAAAATTTGGGTTTGCTTGCCATGCTATAACTCTACCATTTTTTCCTGTTTGTCGCTAGAATAGTTGAATGGACGCTCTACAGATGCTCAAGACATACCTTGGAATTGCTATAAGCGA